GCCTTGGCTAATTGAGAAAGATACACTGACCAGCGATCCGGTTTTGAGAGTAGATAGCACAGCATAGCCTTTGCTTTGAAACTCAAGTTGGGATTGTTTAACATTTCGTTCGGAATGATTGTGTAGTTTACCTTCCGTTTTTGTCGTATTATGTTTGGCATATCGCTTTTCACCTAGACCCCTCTTCCCAATTTGCATCTTCATTCAATACCCACTTCTTGTCCTCGTTGAGTTTTAAGAACCGAAGTCCAACCAATGTCATAAAGGCGTTGTGCGCCTGCGTTTCTGTGATGCCAATTGTGTGGGCGACAGATTCAATTTCTTTCTCATCAAAGCCGCCATCGTAATTATCAATGACTGCGAATACTTGTTTCTTCCTATCGTCGATTATCGACAATCTGAATATTTCTCTGCGAACGAAGATGCCTCCGTTCTTCTCTAATGGATTCATTTTGTAAAAGGCGACCCCCATGGTGGCGAAGAAGTGCGGCAACTGACGCATGAAGGTGGATTACCACCATAGGGATCATTTATTATTGTTTATTTAAACTTCTTCAATCCGGCCTTCACCCCGGATGCGTGATTTCTCACACGCGAAAGAAACTACTAGATGTTGTATTCGATGTCAAGCATCTTTTTTATCGTAACCGATAATTATCTCAAAAATAATAAAATTGTATTGACCTGTCAATAGTTCTGGTTTAATTTTATTCAAATGAAGCATCCATTAGAAGAAGCCTACGATAGTTGCATGATGGCTTACGAGCAATCACGCACTGTTCGTTCTATTGGACGGAGGACTTTCGCCCAGCAACTGCGTGAGACTCGCAGGAAACTGAACATGACCGTCAGGGAGCTGGGCGAGAGGATCGGTGTGACTGGATCGCTAATCAACCAGATTGAAGTAAATTCCAAGAGCATTCTTAAAAAAGAACAAGTAGAAAAAATTATTGAACTATGCGTGTCTTCCTTGAAATCGAAAAAGGGAAATACAAGCTCCGCGTCAGCCCATACTCCGCGCAAACACCAACAGCAATGCACCAACGAGGAATGCCATTCCCAGCCAGTTACAGACCAGAATATGACAGCATGGAGTTGGCCGCCATCGGACTTCAACAACTGACTGACTACTTTCAATGCTACGAAGAAAAACGCCACTTAAAGCCAAAACGGGGTTTAAAAAACGAAGTGGTAAGTTAAAGGCGCTATCAGGATCAAGAAAGGTTAAGAATGCCGACTACGAAAAAGCCAAAGCAGAATACTTTGAAGAGAAAAACTACCAATGTGAAATATGCAGACAAGCCGCAAGCGACCTGCATCACAAAAAAGGCAGGGGTAAATTCTTGTGTGATAAGTCCTCTTTCATGGTGGCTTGTCGCAAGTGTCACACTTATCTGCACAACAATGTAGCATGGGCTAGAGAGAATGGTTACATAATTTATGAATACAAATAATACGTTTGAGCCTCTCGTAATCTGCGAGGGAACTGAAGTAAGTGAGAATCCTCATAAAATCATCTTTCAGCAGAGGTTCAACCAATGCTGGGTTCCAAAGAAGGACATCCGATTTAAGGAAACACTAGGATTTATTGGTGGAGAAAAAGTAATCCGTATCGCAGTTACAGAAGAGGTGGCGAATATTCTGGAACTCGAAGGAATCATGGACTGACTTATACTACTAAATTAGTATAAGTTAGTATAAGTTAGTATAAGTCTGAATATTTGATCTCTGAAAATTTTGCAGGCAGGTGTAATAATTACCGGATGAGCGGAAAGGAGGGGGACTCCCAATCGCCGCCACATCGAACTGGGGGAACGCTGGGTCGTTCATAAGTTTGGCAACCCCCATCTGAAAAGGGGATGCATACCCGTCCCTGCACTACCAATCTCCATTATCATCTGATGAGTAAGAATCATCATCAGAGAATGATTCAACTGGCTTTTCATCCCGCGCCCAGAATCGGTTAGTTGGAACAGCTTTATCGTTACCGATAAAAACAAGTCCATTGCGTCGCGCCATTTCGAGTGCGTATATTAGACTGTCACTCAAATCCGGCGAGTAGCCTGTTCTTCCCTTTAACTCGTCTTTAGTCTCAATGGCAATCTTCTTGGACTTAATCGTGTATCGGCGCAGGCAAAGTTCCCGTGCCAAATCAGATGCAGGATCAACACCAAAGAGAACGCGGCTCTTGAAGGCGTGATAGGCTGAGTAGTAAAACTCTGATACCAACCTATCGTAAACATCCTTACACGGACGCTTATCGACTTCAGCGGCTAGTCGGTCTGTAGGCTTACCCATCGAAGAGATAAGAGCGATAGCCGCTCCACTAGAGTCAAATCTTAGCCACTCACGAATGATAGCTTGTCCTACTCGTCCACCATCTCCGGAAACGTCCATGCCGAATTTGGATGGCTGGACACCAGCGGCACGGCATAGAGCCACAACTTCAGTAGCCAGTTGGATTTCAAATTCAGCGGCGGCATTAGCGGATAGCTGAATGACCTTCTGACTTTCGAGATACATGACACGATTGCGAGTGCCGCGAACAAATCCTAGTTTGGCGATAGTGAGAACGCATCTATCTCCACCGATAGTAAATGCGGTATCGAACCCTGCTACCTTGGTAAAGCCCTCAGAATCCCAAAGTGGCTCTTCGTTTGTATCAGCATTACGGATCAAATCAGCGGTCAGAATCGTTTGAGCGAATCCAGACTTCGGCCACCAACCAATAGCGTTACGAACATAGTCAACAGCATTCTCGTCTCCGTAACACAACTTCAGCATATCCTGCTGCTTCTCACGATCCATGAGGAAGGGGAAAGGAGATGGCTCATTAGGTGGCGCGGCGAAGTTAGGGGATCGCATACCATTGTAGAACAAACAAACGCCAGTTCCGGTTTCCCACTTATCCATGTCTGGACTAACCGAATCAAAGTTAGAACAGTCTTTAGGCAAGGCCCATCGAGTGTGAGGATTATCGCCAGCAGATGGGTTTCCAATACCAATGAATGTCTTGTCATTGTTTGATGCTAGGTTTGTTCTAGCAGTAATTGCGCCAAGTTCCATTTCTGGCAATTCATCAAGGGCAAGACGAACTCGTTCATTTTTACGACCACGGGTGGTATCAATAGCCTTCTGGCCTTCGTTACCTGACTGAAAGGCAAGAGCCTTGATAGCATTTCGGTAGTCCTTATCCTCATCGTTGGATGCTCCTCCCCAAACAATCATGTGGCGATAGTCGATTAACTTACCTATTTGAACTCGAGCGCACTTCCAGAGTTTAGAGATAATACCCCAGATACGATCCTCGGATGCGCCGAGAGTTGTAGTGGCAACCCAAGAAGATGTGCAATGCGGAGCAGAACACCAATCAAGATAAATCCAAAGACCAACTGGAAAACTTTTCCCCATTGAAGCAGCCCCAGCTAAACAAATATCTGTATTGTTGCAAAGCTCCTCAAGAGTTCTCAACAACTGAGTATTGGTATAGCCGCGATTGTAGATAGAAACTTCAGTCGGCCATTGAAGTTTTACGGCATTGATGAAGTGTTCGTGCGGTGATAGTAATTTAAATTCAGAAAGACTTATGTTATGCCTAGTGCAATAACTTCTGCCATACTGCCCTCTAGTCATAGCGTAACAAAATAATTCAACACCAAGATCGTCTAGGTTCTCTGGAAATTGCATTCCGTATTTACGAATACCTTTGTTTGAAGAAAAAGCTCTTGACATATCAATAATAAAATATAATCTTCGAGCAAAGGCAAGATGAAACTAAAAAACAAAAATCTAGCTCCAGTAGGAGGATGGTTTTGGCGCTATGAGATTAAGCGTGGCAAATTAACGTTTCCAGCGATTGTTTACGGAAGCACATTTAATAGCCTAATGCAGAATATCCAAAAGGACTACAATTCCAATGGGATTCAAGTTCCGGAAAACATAGAGCAGATGGTCGAAGATCAAATATGCCAGCGGCAACCAAGCGATCGTTGCTGGTACAGCGATGGCCTAGGAGACAAGATTGCTCAGGCCATTCACACGGTAGCTGCAACGGCAGACAAAGTTCTTGGAACTAAACTTGAGCGTAAAGCTCGCAGTTGTTCTTCTTGCAATCGGAGAAGGAATGCTCTTAACTCATTATCGTAACCGATAAAATATATGATTAATGTAGGCAACGACAACTTCAGTTTAGCCACTCTTGACCAAGATGGCAAACCGCCAGAAACGCGAATATCTAACGCAAATCATTGCTGGAATATCGCAAATCATCTTCGACTTGCTAATATCGGGCGCGAGAATAAACGCCTGCGTATCTATAAGGCGTACAAGATGTTTCCGCCTACAGGTTACAGCAAGCTCGCCGAGAAGCGTCTTCCTTGGCAGTCTGATGTAAACTATGGGCACCTCG